TTGACATACATCTGCATCTGCCCCAAATCCTGATGGGTCAGCTCCCCGGATTTAAGGTCTATTAAAACGAAACAACGGGCCAGGTAATTGTAAAAGACCAGGTCGATGTAGAAATGCTTGTCGTCGAAGGAGATACGCTTCTGTCGCGCGACGAAGGCGAAGCCTTTCCCGAGTTCGAGCATCAAGCGCTGCAAGCGGCTGATGAGCAGTTGCTCCAGATCGGTTTCCAGAAAATGCTCTCCCTGCGGGATACCGAGAAACTCCAGGATATACGGGTCGCGGATGATCTCTTTGGGTTCGACACGTCCGGGTTCGGTACGGGAAATCTCCTCTTTCACAGCTTTCTTGTCTCGGCTGGCCAGCAGGCGGTCATAGAAAAGCGTGTTGATTTGGCGGTCGAGCTGCCGGACACTCCAGTTTTCCTTGACGCACTCGTGCAGGTAAAAATCACGGGCGGCATCGCCCGACACCTTGAGAAGCGTGCGGCAATGCGACCAGCTCAATTTATCACACAGCGTGTGATATTTCGGGTAGCACTGGTAAAACTGCCTCATGTACCGCAGGTTGGTGGCCGTGAACCCGTTTCCGAACTCCGCCACGAGCCGCCTGGAAAGGGTGTTGATGACAGCCTTGCCATATCCGGCACGGTCGGTTCCCTGCTGCTCGTACTCCACTATGTATTTCCCTACCTGCCAGTAAGCCCTCACGAGGGTCGAATTGACATGATGTATCACCTTCGCGCGCGCTTCCTGCAAGATATGGCGCACATTATGCAGCAGCTCTTCCTCCCCTTTGTCGGCAGGATATATTTTATCAGTTTCTTTCATTGCTTCATTATTATATAGGCTTCATTCAGCAAACATACTGATTTTACGGCAAATATCGAGCGGTTGTACCGCCTTGTCGTGCCTTATTCCATGTATCTCCGCGTTTTTCCATGACGCCGGACTCTCGGGACAGGGCCTAACCGGAACCGGCAGGACGATCCTTTTTCAGCTTGCGGAAATTACTGAAGTTACGCTCGATGAACCGCAGGACGTCCGATTCCCGGTAGAAGGTCTTGTGATAGATCATCTCGTAAGGCAGCTCTCCCGAGGTGCGGTAACGCTGGAGTGTGCGCTTGCTGATATTGAGCATACGGCACAGGTCGTAATTGTCCAGAAGACGCTCCCCGTCAGGCAGGATGGAAAGCGGTTGCTCCACGTCCCCCGCGCACAGCTTCTCGATACGTTCCAGCCGTTCCGAGAGCCGCTGCATCCATCCGTCGAAATATTCCTTGTCCAGAAACATGGCCTACTCCTTTGGTTGGTTCTTGCGCCGCACGGAACGCTCCTTCAGCACACGGCGGATTTCCGTGAGGGAATAATACAGCTTCCGGTTGATGGCCGAATAGGTGATCACGTGATCCGAGCGGAGGCGTTGAAGGGTACGCCCGCTGATACCCAGGTAACGGCAGACCTGCTCGCCGTCCATCCATTCGTCGTTTATATACTCCTTATTCCATGCACGCCCCTTTTCAGGGAGAGAGGCGATTGCAGCCTCTATTTTCTCTATACGCCCGACAAGCTCGTTATAGGCTCGCGAACCGATCACTATGATTTTCATACTCCTTTGTTTTTTAGTCTGTTACAAAGGTCGGGCTTATATGGACAGCTTAAAACGAGGTCGGTACGACTTTTTTTTGATAATTTGCAGTGAACTGATTCTCAACGGTTCATGCGGTGAAGAAGGCAGTGTTTTTTACCGAAATCCGCGGCCCGTACTCGGTATTTTTATGGGCAGAAATGCGATAGAATACTGTGATTCAACGCTTAACGGTGTTCTAATCCGGACGGGGCTACAACGGAACACCCGTATCGGCTCCTTATACGGGTGCAAATACGGGCGTTCGGGAAAGTTCCTTTCGAGAGTTACGGGGGAAAACCGACCTCGGTTCTTTTGTTATATACAACGCTGATTATCAGTGTTTCTATAAGGAATAGAGTGCTTTACCGGTTCATATTCTACTCGGAATTGCCGTTTTTCTTGTTTCGCTTCCACGTCTGCATACGTTTAAGCAGGGCCTCTTTCGCCTTGTCAAGCCACGGTGTCGGGTTGTTTCGGATTTTCATATCGCAGAATGTCCTCGAAAGGTTCATGTCGAGGTGTACGTTGAAAGCGTTGGAAATGTAGCTGGCAAGTTGCGTGAGTGGCACATTGCCGAAACAGCCTTTACTGTCGAGCAGGTAAATAAGTTCCGTCAGATCCGTCTTCGAGTCCTGCCATGTCGGACGCACGTCAGACAATGGCAGAACCATGTTCCGGAGGTTCGTGCTCTCCAGTGATTCCAATTCGCCCATAAGATAAACCGACAACATATCGTTGGCCAGGATTTTCGCCACCTTGAAATCCGCGTTTGTCGAAAACTGCGGGTCGAGTTCATAGTAGAAGGTTTCCAGGTATTGCTCCGTGTCGGTCTGCCCGCGCAGGAAATAGAGGCTGTCCAGGTGTGTAGCGCCGCTGCGGAAATAGCGGATAAAGTCAAGGCGTTTCTGCGTGTACGCGTTGATGGCCCGAACATGGGCGTCCAGGTACTCCCGTTGTGCCTCGATACTTCCTACCGGACGGTTCATCTCGATATTGTAGAGCTTGCGGTAATAGATCAGACGGCAAAAAAGACGGGGTTTGATTTCTTTGAAGAACTTTATTTCCTCGTCATCGTTTTGAAAACGGTAGCCGATGATATATTGTTTCAAACGGTCGAACGCTTCTCCCAGGACACGTGACGCTTCAAGCGACTTTTTCAACACGTCGGTATCCCGCGATTCGATACGTTCGATACTCCGCAGGACTTCGCTGTTTAATTTTTCTATAAATGCAATCATAATCCGTCTTGTTACTTTCGCGTATAAAGTTAGCGAATCGAAAAACCGGCGGATTACGATTTTTATCTTTCTCTTCGTTTTTTTATCACGAGGCCGATTTTAATGTCAGATCCGGCCTTCCTGGCGGATGGAAGTGGGATTGCTCCCCATATTCCGCTTGCAAAAGTCCGTAAAGTGGGATTGGGCGGAGAAACCGCACATGTAGGCTATTTCCTGCAACGTGTAGTGTGTCGTCCGCAGCAACTCCCCGATACGTTCGATACGGCGCTGACGTAACCACGAGGAGGCCGAGCAGCCGAAAACCCGCTGGAAACGCCGGCGGAAGGTAATCGTGCTGGAATACCCGCAAACCCCGGCGAGTTCCGTGACGTTATCCGAGGCAAGATAATTCGATTTGACACGGGAGATGAACTCGTAATCGTCCCCCAGGTGCAACAGCTCCTCGAACTCCCCGACATCGGCGGGAGTGAGATGTTCATAAGAGGCGTCGAGCATTTTCAGCATGACAGCAGCGTTACATTCAACGGGCATACCCAATGTCTTACGGGCTTCACGCAGGTAATTCTTAAACCGCAGCCGCAGCGTGTCGTGATGCGGGTAGGAACACTGGAACAGAATGGTGCAGACCGTCCGCAGTTCATCGACACAACAGTAGCCGAAATACCACGTTACAAGACGCTCGACGTAATGGACGGCATGAAACTCCTCCGAAAGCATCAGAAGAAGCAGGAACGGGGTGAAATCCTGGTATTCCCCCGTTATGGGACGGGGTGCTTCGTCAAGCAAGGAGGCAATGTCCCGCATCAGAAGAGAATCTCCCGAGTACGCTTTTATTTGTTCGGAACTGCGGGCATAATCCCGGTAACGCGATATGACCGCCGACAAAGCATTGAACTTCACGGCGTGAACGCCTTCTATAAAGGAAGGGCGAAGACTGTTGTAAATGGATAAGTCGGTTTGCATAAGTCATTTCTATAAAACGGAGCCGCATCCCCTTGTTGCCAAAGCTCCGCAAGTCGTTACTTATGAACCGCTTGGAACACGGTACGAATCCTAATTACAAATATATCGCATCCGACAATCCGGAACAAATATCAGCAGGCAAAAATGAAAATAAACCTCGTTATTTTTGATTTTTACCTGCAATAATATTATATTTGCAAACAAATAAGAGTTGTTTGACAGCATGAGAAATATAGTGTATCAAAGCACTTTACCAATTTCTTATCCGTTGCCTATTCTCATGCGAGTTTCTTTTAATCTATTTGTAGTCAATTAAATACCTTCAGACTACATCAAATATACAAAAAATATTGAAGAGATAATTAATTCAGCGAATATTTTAAAANGTCGGATCGCTGCAATACCGGACTGCCGTGCGACTCGGTGGAACCTGCCGACCTTCGGAAAGTGTCGTTACGACACCAAAGATACGAAAAAGTCGGACCGCTGCAAAACCTCCGGCTATTTGCTCATCCGGTATGCCGACGGGGTCATGCCCGTGTGGCTGCGGAAATACTTGCCGAAAAACGACTGGTTGGGGAAATTGAGGCAGTAGGCGATCTCCTGAATGCTCATCGTCGAATATTTCAGCAGGTTTTTGGCTTCGANAGGTAATGGACCATCATCTTTAATTTGATTATCTATAGAGAATGGCACTTTGGTTTTAGAGATTGAAGAAGAACCAAGTTTCGTACCGATGGGTTCACCAGGCATGGGAATACATATGTCTTCCTCTGGATTTGAAAAGCGACAGAATTCGCCTTTGAATCGCAATAATATTTCACCTAGTGCACCGTTACGATGCTTAGCAATAATTACTTCTGCCATACCTCGCATATCGTTTCCTCGATCATCTTGAAAAATCTTATAATATTCTGGCCGATGTAAAAAAAGAACCATATCAGAATCATCGCATAATGTACCACTATCACGTAAATCTATTAACTGAGGACGTTTAGCATCAATCCCTTCACGAGATTCAATTGCCCGATTCAATTGCGATGTAATAATAATAGGAATATTCAGCTCTTTTGCTAAAGATTTTAATCTTCTTGTGAAGTAATTTATTTCCGAATATCTATTCTCTGTATATTTGATGTCATTATATAACAATTGAACATAGTCGATAGCAATCAACTTAACACCCTTTTCTTTTACTAAATAATGTGCCTTATTACACAAAATATCCATTTTCATAAGTGGTGAGTCATCTACATAAAGAGGAGCGTCTTGCAAATCTTTTAGTTTATAGTCCAATTGCTGCCACTCATAACAGGCAAGCTGTCCGCTCTTGATTTTCTCACTTGGAATTTCGCAGACATTGGTGATAAGACGATTGACTAACTGCACATTGCTCATTTCAAGAGAAAACAAAGCGACTGGAATTCTGAAGTTGACCGCCATATTTCTTAGCATAGATATAATAAATGCTGTTTTCCCCATTGCAGGACGTGCTCCTATAGTAATCAAATCACCATTCTGCCAGCCACATGTCATTTTATCCAATCTAGTGAATCCACTTTCCAAACCACTTAGTCCATCAGTTCGTGTAGCTGCCTTCTGAATTAGTTTATAGACTTCATCAATCACGGGGTTAATCTGAATACAATCATGTTCCGTATTTAATGAGGATATATCAGTCAGCTTTCCTCTGATTTCCGAAATTAAATCTTCTACATCTTGGGTTTCATCGAATACTTTTAAGCGAATATCTGTTGCAAGTGCAAGTAATTGGCGGGATATATACTTTTGTGCAATGATTCGGGCGTGATACTGCGTTTGAGACGATGATGCTACTTTGCTACTCAAGTGAGTTATATAAGCTGGTCCTCCAATTTTATCTAATTCGCCTCGTTTGCTAAGTTGCTCCTTTACAGTTAGAATATCTATCGGCATTTGATTGACCGCGAGGGTAATTATTGCAGCATATATCAGTTGATGTCGATATTCGTAAAAAGATTCTGGACGAAGAATATCACTTATTAACGCATAAGCCTTTTTGTCAGTCATTAATGTACCCAATACAACTTTTTCTAATTCAGGTGCGTAAAGAAGGTTCATGTTAAATTGATTATCATCTTCTTGTTGCTGTTTTTTTTCTTTCATGGTTTTTTGTTTTTTTATAATAGTTTTCAAAGATACAATTATCTTCGACTTTTACCTCCGATTTCCACAACATTAAACATTTCGTTAACTCGATCGGCAATATATTCCCCATATTTTAAATGAATCTCTTCCGGAAATAAATTAGTAGTCACGAATGTTGTACAACTTCTCCTGTTGTCGTATCTCATTTGAAGTATGTACTGTATCACATCCATCTCTGTCCCGTAATGCTTTACCTTAGGCTCTCGTCCGACTTCATCCAGACCTAACGCTATTCCATTTGAACCGTCATAACTTAAGATTCCGTCAATGCCTTTCTTGCAATACTGGTTAGCTACGAAAGCTGCTGCCTCTATCGGGAATCCTCCCTGTAGGTAATATCCTGTTTTGTCTTTTCCGTTGCTATACCTGTCATACATCTGTATGATTTTCAATATGCAGGATTTTCCGGTTCCTACAGAACCATATAGCCACAATCCTTTGCTGCGGTCTAAAACGTTCGACCCTCCGATGAGATATAAAAAAATCTCATTCATGATTTCGCGATTTCGATCGTCAACGCAAAAATTTGGGCATACATATAAACAACATCTTCGGAACAAATTCATCGAATTCTTAAAAGCAATCGGGTCATAGCTTGATGGTCCGCACTTTAATTTTTGTTTCTGAATCTGTATCTGTTCTCTTACTTTTTCCATCTTTTTTGTTGCTTAGTTCTAATTTCAACCATCGGGCAAAGTGAGACATCGCGCCTTTTGGCGACTTTGTCGTTTCACCCTCATTTTGTAGTTTCATAAAGAATTGCTTCAAACACTCGTAAAAGGCTTCTATCGTAAATTCATCATAACCGGAAGAACGAGTATTCATCGTTACAGTTTCCGCCCATGACTGATTAGATTTCAGTTCCTGATAGCATTCTTCTAAAGACTTATCGAAAAAACTATCTTCCGGAAACAGCTCTCCCACGCATGCGCGTGAGAGAGTTATAGTCTTATTGTCTTTAGTCTTATTATTAATGTTTACCGTTTTACTTACTCTTTTACTTACCTCTTTACTTACCTCTTTCACGTTTCTTTTACTTTCGTCAAGTAAGTAATAAACTGGCGATTTCGCATTCTTCTTACCCGATTCGAAGGTTATTAAACCTTTTTGCTGCAATCTGTTCCTAACTTCAATGACGGTTTTCTCTGATATACCGGTTGCGAGGACGATAGTCTTGTTGGGATGCTCAAACGGATTCTGCCAACCCCGAATATTGCACTCATTCAAGAGATAGAAGTACAAAAAGACTTCGTTCGGGCTGAATTCTACACTTCGATTCATCTTCCAAAATTGGTTTATATAATCTATATAGGTCATTGTATGCTATGCCGTCAGTTTCTGACGTATTAAGTTCATATTTTTTTTCACGAGTCCGATAATACGGTTATGGTACTCGGTATTACTATTGCAGGCTCCACGGGACTGAACAATACTGAATGTTTTTAAATTGACCTCTACGGTCTCAATATGTTTCTTGCCGATTCGAGCAGAAAGAATGAGTGAATCCTTTTCTTTATAATATTTATTTGTAAAGACGCAATGGTGCATGATTTCACCTTCTTGTTGAAACTCTTCAAGACTTTTGAGCGGTACTACGACTATTTTACCATCAGACATTTTTAGGTCAAAGAACTTCGATTTTTCTTTGATATAATTCTCTGCATCCTTCTTGAGTTTAAGCAATTGTTGCATTTCTTTAGCCTTGCGTTCTTTTTCATCATCACGTTTCTTTCTCGCCACATACAAGTCATGGGCTTTTTTTAGATTCTTAGGACAAACGTAATGGGCGTTATGCAGATCCTTACGATAATGTTCAAGTAGTTTCAGATAATCAAACCACATGGAAACATCCTTAATCCGATATTTATTTCGAAGGCAAATTTTAATAGACGGCCAATACATATCAATCTTGTAACGGTGTCCCTCGAAATGATCTATTAATTCATAACGTCTTGCCTTTAGAAGTGTTTCAGCCTTGGGAGAATGGGGAATTATATTGGTAGCAGTAAGAAATGACATACCGCGTAATTTACAATCTATACCCATTTGAATATACTTAGGTCTAAAGACGGAGGCTGGATGATAGCGTTCACAATAAACATCATTACTACAACTGTAATAATATGATCCAACAACTTTATTACGTATCTCCAAATCTCCACACCATCCACAATGTCCCGTATTGTTAGCACGAGCTACTACCTCCCGGTTGCCATCATCTTTTATCCAATGTTGCAGTATCTCACGAATAAAATAACGAGGATTCGCTTCTGCCTGATAGTAAGCAATCAATTCAAAGCTTCGGATAACTTGGAATTCTTCACAAATTTCCGCTTTGGCAATAAACATCGATTGTTTGTCTGTACGCTTCCTTGACTGTTCTATCTTCAAGCATGCACCACAATGAGGACAAATAGCACGCTTACGTTTTACAAGTTCTGGAGAGAAGCGCTGCCCGCACTCCATACATATAGCACGTGACTTGGTTGCATATCCTATATGTTTTAAACAATCGCTTTTAGCCCAGTCAATCATCATATTCTCAATATTAGGTAGCTGGCTACTTAAACCTGCTACTCTAAGCTGTAATTTCGTTCTTGGCTTCATAAGTCTTCAAATAATAAAAATTGTCCGGAAGGTATTTGCTTTTTCATCCCTTTACGCTTATTAGGGGCAGAAGCAGGCTTTTTAATTTCTGGTTGTTCTGTAGATGCTTCTTTTTTCACATTTCCAGCTGATACCTTATAATTGGTTTGCTTACTAACTTTGATATCATCTTCATCGTAGTAATGAACTGCAAGCCCGAATACTTCATCGTCAGACATGAATACAGCGTTCCCACCGCGTTTTTTAGCTTCACCTATAATGTAATTGCAACATTCATCTATATTCTTATTTTGCTTCGCAAAAGAGGTGGCAAAGAGGGAATCCCTCTTTGCACGTTGCTCTAAATAAGATTGAATAACCTGTTTAAATGATTGGTTCTCTTTTCCCATGACTTTAATTATTAATTGATAAAGGCATTAATAGATAGGTTAAGCTTTTTACTTCTTCGTCGCAGCGGGTAAGAAGTGAAGCCTGCGATGGATCGCTCATAGTGATGGCAATATCTTCCGAAGGAATGTTATTCATCATTTCAATCAAGAAGCTACTTCTAAAGCCGATTTCAATATTACAGCCTGACTGCAGGGTAATCGTTTCTTCTGCAGACTTAGAAAAATCTAAATCATGAGCTGCAATTTTAAGAGAGTCAGAATCGAACTTGAGGACTACCAAAGACGAACTTTCATCACAGAAGACAGATACGCGCTTTAAAGCTGACACAATATCAGCTTTCTTTAATACAGCACGATTTGGTTGCTTTTGAGGAATAACAGCGCGATAGTTAGGATACCGGCCTTCGATCATACGGCAGATTAACCGGTATGAATCAAACTCAAATAAAATATTAGTCTGATTTACCGATATCTCTACTTCCATGCAATCTTCTGGAACAATGTTAGAAAGTACTTTAGCAAACTTGCTCGGCAGGATAAAGGCCGCCCGTTCCTTGCGCGTATAAGCGGATGGATTCTCAATCATTGCTAGGCGGGTACCATCTGTTGCGACAAATGACATTGAATCTAAACCGATATCAAAATAGACACCATTCATTACCGGACGGAGTTCATCATTGGCACTACAGATCAAAACTTGCCTTATTCCGTATAATAAATCATTGCCTGATACAAGAAATGGGCTGGCGGTATCATCCGTACTCATAGATGGGTATTGATCTCCTTTCTCAATAGGTATTGAGAACTTACCGTTTGCATACTTGACAATCAATTCCTTTTCAAGGATGGATATAATCAAAGGTTGTTCGGGAATCTCTTTTAGTCCGTCAAGTAATGTTTTTGCATTAGCCATGAAAGTGTAATTGGTGAAGTCTGCGGTACCATCTATGTTTGTAGAGATGCGTCCACCTTCTTCACCTGCGGTTACTAGAATGACTCCAAATTCATCTATAACAAACAAAAAGTTATCATAGGCAGGTAATGAGTTTTTAGGCTGTATAATTCGCCCGACTGATTTTAACTTATCTGATAAAGCTGTTTTTGATACTGTAATTTCCATGCGTCATTGTTTTTTGGCGCATAACATAAAGAGGAGATAGGTTTCAGTAATTAAAAGCTATTAAATTGTATAGGAACAACAAAAGCCGGATAAAATCATTGTTTTATCCAGCTCAACACCATTATGTTTGCAAATATAGAGAGAGTTTTTGTATTTGCAAACGTTTCAGTCTTTTTTTTCTTCTTTTTCTTGCAATAAATCCAATACAGCGCGATTTGCCTTGTCGCAAATACTATAATCTATATCAATGTAAATATCAGCCATTTTATAGTCATTGTTCACATGGCCAAGACAGAAGTCGATGTCAGCTTTTGGTACTCCGGCTTTGTTTCTTGCCAAGCTGGCCCAGCTGTGGCGCGCCCAATTAGTAGTAACTTTAAAAT